AAGTTTATAGTGGTTTGGATTATTTACATTGTCTATATTTTTATTTTCCATATTATCCTCCTAATAAAATTTAAAAATATGATCCATATATACTTTAGAATGTCCATCAATCAGTTTTATTCTGTTTTCAATTTCTTCTATATCTTGTTCAAATTTAATTTTTAAATTTATAAATTTATCTACAGTTTGTTTTTGAACTTCTAAACTTGGGATATTTATTAAAATATTTTCAAAATCTAACTTAGATAATCTTTTAACTTTTTCTCCAGTTGATTTTTTATAAATATAATCTCTAATTGTGTCTTTATAATTTAAGTAAAATGAGATATATCTTAAATCTATAATATCTTTGAAAGCATCTTTTAAACTTAATATTGCAACATTACCATTTATCGCAGCAGGAATATAATTTTGATATAAAACACATCTTCCAACATCCTTATACTCAAAATCTTCTAAATTTACTAATATTTGTTCTTTTTCTATTTTTGTAGCTTTTTCATAGCTTTCATCATCTATTCTATTTATTATTTCTTGAGCAAAACAATCATATTTTCTTGAAATATCTCCATAAAATATTGCGTTCTTTCCCTCTGATGTTATATTTTTCTTAGTAAAAATATCTTTTTTACTCATATACTTTATATCAAAAATATCAAATAATCTTACCTCTGTGTAGCCTCGAATAAAGATAATAATTTTGATTGCTTCTCTAATACACTCATTGAACTCTTGTAATTTCTGCAACATCTTAATTTCCTTTCAAATTCTTTACAAATAGATTTTAGTCTTTTAATATTTCCCAATATATCTATATTGGCATTACATTCTTGAACTAAAAATAAATCTAATTCTAAGTTTTTTTGAACTCCGCTTATCCATAATTCAGAAGCCTTAGTATTTAAAGTATTTATATCAACTTCTTCTACTTCTTTTTCTTCCTGTAACTGTTGCCAATAACAATCATCTTCTAAAATCCATTCATCTTCTAAAATTTGTTTATCTAATTTACAGTCATAGATTTCCCTATAAACTTTGTTATCATTTTTTTCTTTATCAATAACAATAAATATAACTGATATTCCTGTATCTGTGAAAGCATTATCAATCCTATTTAATTCAGCTAAGTTATTTCCTATAAGTTTTCTGAATGTTTCTTCGGTTTTCCTATATCCAACACCAGGAAAAAGTATGTAGAAACCAAATCTTTTAGTATATTTTAAAGATTTTAGAACAAATATATCATCTACACAGCCTGACTTCTTCCATTCAAATTCTGATTGAATATTCTTTTGTTCCAGTTCTGATAAATCTTTAAATTTTATTGAGAAAGGTGGGTTCATGATTACACAATCTACAATTAAATCATCTTTTTCATATTCAAAAAAACTTTTAATTTCAAGTTCTGTATTTTTAAAGTTTTCTTCGGCTGAATTAATAGAGTTTTCTTGAACATCTACACCATATAACATAGAAGGCTCAATAAACTGCTCTAACTGTCCACTTCCTACTGCACCATCAAATACAGTTGGATTTTCTATATTTAGATATTGCTTAACTTTTCTAGCTACATATTTTCTTAATTCTATTCCTGTTATATATTCAGCTAGTTTTTTGATTATATCTCTGTTATTATGTTCTTTGAAACTCATTTTCCTCCTATCATTAATGATTTTACCAACTATTTCCAAAATAGAAATAGTCGTTATTCCTTAGTTTACAGAACTTCAATCTTAACTCCAGTTCTAGCCTTATCAACTTCAAAACCTTTGAAAATTGGTATTACATTTTGACTATCATCATCTTCTATATAACCATAATGCTGCATTAAGTCAAAAATTATCTGTGCAGCATTGATATAGTCAAATCTTCTTCTTGAATCTCTGATAAAAAATAATTCTATTTTATAAGGTTTTTCCTTATCTTTTAGCATTTTTAGAAACTCATTTTTATTTATTAACCAATCTGCCTTAGATTCTTTTATATATTTTTGCACTGTTTTAGAGTTTATCAATAATGTTTTTCCACTTTTCAAAGTTACAAACTGCTTACTATTTTTAGAACTTGGGGTATTTCCAGCTATAAATATCATTCTTTATTCCTCCCAAAAACTTTTTTTATTTGGTTTTCTTTTTGTATCCCATGTAAAATCAAAAGTTTTGGTCATTTGGTTAATTCTATCTAAGATTTTATCTGAGTTCTTATATCTTAGAAAGTCAATCATTTCTGTTGCTGTAAGATTTGTAGTTATTAGAATAGGCTTTTTTGCTCCATATCTAGTATCTATTAAGGAATTAAATTTTTCTTTTCCCCAATCCTCTGATAATTTCTCACTACCTAAATCATCTATGAATAACATATCTGCTTCTTTTGCAGCCTCTAACAACTTGCCTTCAAGTCCTGTTTTCTTTTCAAAATCTTCTCTTAAAACTCTTAGATAATCTGCAAGTTTAAAACTTAAAACTGCATATCCTTTATCTATTAAGAAGTTGCAAATACAATTTGCCAGAAAAGTTTTACCAGTTCCAACATCTCCTCTAAATAACAGTCCATCATTTAGCTTCAAAACTTCATCAAAACCTTTTACATAGTTTTTTATTTTTCTATATAATTCAGCTTCTGCTCCACTTTTTCCAATTTTTGCATTCATAAAAATATCACTTTTAAAATTTCTATCAGTTATAGATAAACTTCTGAATTTATTAAGTCTTGCTTCAACTCTATATTTTCTCATACATTTACAATCTCTCATAAATTCATAATTATTAGTCTTATATCTAATAACTTCTTTGCAAATTTCACATCTTTCAAGTATTTTTGAATGCTCATTTTTTATTTTTTCTTCCTCTGGAATTTCCAGATTTTTTATATCAGAAACAGAAGCTATCTCATTTACAGCCTTTATCATTTTTTATTTCTGCTCCTTTTCAATGCCTCATCAATGCTCATACTATAATCTTTCTTTCCCTGACTTTCAGGGTTTTTACTGTTAGCTTGAATGTCAAGGCCTAACGAATTATTTTTATCAGCTTGAATATCAAGACCTGATTTTTTTGAACTAGCTTGAATGTCAAGACCTAGTTTCCAGTTTTCTTTTAGAGCTTTTATGATGAATCCATTGCCTAATTCTTTTTTATCAGCATAATCAATAACTTCTTTAATCCGTTGAATATCAATGCAGATTTTAGTTATTTGATTAGTTTTTATATTCCTGCCTTTTAATAATAAATGAATTTCATTTTTTAGAGCAGGATCTATAACGTTGTTATTATTATTTATATTATTATTATTAATATATGTAGTTCTTATTAGCGTATACTTTTGGTTACTTTGACTGGTCGGTCGGAGTAACTTTTGGTTACCTACATTGTCGTTTTGGTTACTTTCATTTTCTAAAAGTAACTTTTGGTTACCTACATTTTCCAGGTAATATACCGAGGAATTTTTATATCTTTTTTTCTTTTTAATTAGCTTTAAATTTTCTAATTCTTTTAATGCATTAGAGATAGTATTTTTCTTCTTTAAGCTTAAATCTTCCATTAATTCTTCATAAGAATAGAAAATATATACTTCTCCTTCTTTATCTACCCAGCTATTGGATTCAGATAACTTATATCTATCTAGCATTAACATATAAATAAATATTGCAATCAAACTTATTTCGTTGTTCTTTCTTAACCTAAAAAGGCTTTTAGGAACTTGGAAATAAGGTTCTTTTTCTTCCAAGCTCCTCTACCTCCTTTGTGCCATTCCTATTTGCTTCTTAGGTCCACTGGTTCTATCCAAGCAGAAACATATTCTAAACAATTTCTTAAATCTTTTCTTTTTATGTCTCTGTAACTAGCTACTCCAAATCTATCTTTTAAATCTCTATATATAGCTTGAAACATATATTTTTTATCTTCTATTAATTCTGGAACAATATCTAATCTTTGATATACTCTTGTAGCAACTGCTCTTTGGATTTTTCTTTGTTCTCCATTATCAACTCTTATTTCATTGTCAACTTTGTTTTCTAAGACTTCTACTCTATCAACAATCTTTTCTTGTTCCTGTAAAGTTGCTATCATCATTTGTTGTATAGATAAGTTAGCAAATGGATTTTTAATTTGTTCCTCTAATTTTTCTATATAATTAATCATTGCTTTTCTAACAAATTTACTTTCTCTCATTAATATTTGCTTAGCTTGATTAAGACTTAAAATAAACATTGGATATTCTCGGCCTCTATCATTTTTATAAGTTGACTCCTGAATTTTTAGGAGTGAGATTTCTTCTGCAAATTCATCTCTTATAATTTGTAATAAATTATCATGTCTTAATTCACTTTTATTTCCTTCTTCTTTTCTAAATTTATTTATTTCTGATACTATTTCTAAACTTGTTATTTTATCTTTATTTTTAACTATCACTTCATTCATAATTGCCTCCTATTTATTATCCTTAAAAAGACCTTGAACCATAGTGTCATCATTTATTTGCTTTTTTGGATTTTTATTATCCTCAGTAGATTCTTCAATAAATTCACCTGTTTCAGCATTGATAATATCTCCATTATTTTCAAGTATTTCAATTTCTTGTACTTCTGTACTCTTATCATCTACAACTTTAAATGATTTTTCATCTTTTGCAGCCATTTCAAGAAATTCAACTGATACTGGTAACCATTTTAATAGCTTTTTAACTACTGTCTTTTGTGCCATTTCTTCAAAATTTTTATTCCATACATCATTTTTATATGAACCTTTTCTGTACTTTTCTTCATGTTTTGTAATTTCATCTTTTGTCATATACTCAAATGCCTTAGCTCCATCTTTTAATATTGCTACTGCATAAAAACCCTTTATTTCTCCTCTATCGGTAAAATTTGGCTTGTGTACTAATGTTCTTGATAATCCATACTCAATGTTAAAGTCATCATTTTCATATACTGTATAACTGTATATATCAGATAATTGTCCACTTCTTCTTAATAATTCAATTAGTCCTTTATAACCTATTTGAAACTGGCACTCAACAGTACCAGCTTTCTTATTTTCAAATGGTATTAAATAACATTGTCCTAAAGTACCAGGTTCCAATCCAAGTTGAGCAGATACCATCAATGCACCTAACAAGCTCTCTTTACTACATTTTGCAAGTTTTGGATTTTGTCTTATAGTTGTTATCGCTATTCTTACAAATCTATCACTATTAATATGTTTTGGTAGTGCTGTTGCAAATTGTTTTGCCCCTGCTTGTATTACATCAAATATTGTTTTTGGTTTATTTTCTTTCTTTGTTACTGCTGTTCCATTGTTTGTTGTTAAACTGTTTTTTGCTGTTGTTGTACTCATTCTATCTACTCTCCTTTATTATCTAACCATTAAAAATTTTGATATTTTTTGATGTTTACTTTCTAATTCTTTATATTGTTCCATTAATTCTAAATTTTCTTTTGCCATAGCCTCAAAATCAGGACTTTTTCTGCTTTGAATATTAAATTTATATTTTCCAGCAACTCCTTTTTGTGTTCCATTATTTATTAGTTCTAGCATTATTTCTTCTTTTAATAGGTCCTGCTCTTTCTTTAAAGAGTTAATTTCTTTACTTAACTCTTTAATCTTTGCTGCCTTATCTTCTAAATCTATAAATTCTATAACCGTATTATCCTCTATCTCCATTGCCTTTTTCTTTAAATGATCCATATAAGCATCTGAACCATCTGGCATTGGTGGTATTAGTTTTAAAATATTTTCATTATAGAACTCTGTAGCTTTGTTTTTGATAAGTTCTATGTCTTCCTCATTTCTCTCTATCTTAAATTCCTTATATTGTTGTCCTCCAATTAAAACTGCTACATAAGCAAATTTATAACCTGTAAGCATTAAATAATGCTGTACTTGTGCATAGTAATATTGAGGTATTACATCATCTTCCCAGTCTTTTTTATTCCAAAGAGATGTAGTTTTAATTTCTAAAACTCCATAATCTCCTGTTTCTTTATCTTTTAATGCTCCATCTAAATTGGCTATAAAGAAATTATCCACAATTGAATATGGTGCTTCATATACAATTAATTCATTATGTTTACTAGCAAACTCTTTTATAACTGTTCCCTCTAACATATGTCCCCAGTGTGTAGCCTCATTTCCTTTAAAAGTACTTCCTTCTGTCTTGTCTATATAGACATCTATAATACTTTTATATGGATTCACTCCTAAGATAGCTCCTACATCAGATCCACCAATTCTTTTTTCTCTCAACTTATGCCAATCTTCTTCATTATCATAGCCGTATACTTCACCATGGCTTGATAGAGAGCTTTTAAATTCTTCCTTAGACATTTCTATAACCTCTTGTTTAGAAACAGCTATAAGGTACTCTAAATCATCTTTATTTAATTGGCTATATCCAACTAATCCTAATTTCTTTGCTTCTGCTTTTAATTCTTTTATATTCATTATTGTTCTTCCTCCATTTTTTATAAAACTCTCATTGGCATAACTATATAAGTTATGTTGCAATTACTAAATTTAATAGCACTATTAGATGTACTTAAACTTATATTAAAAAATTCATTTTTTATGTATTTTAGCCATAAATCAATGTATTTAACATTTAAGTTAAATTTAATATCTAAATTATCTTTGTTATATTCAAACAAGTCATCTAGTATTAATGTTGAGTCCTCATTTGGATAAGCTTCAACTCTTACTTTGTTGTCTTTAAAAATAAAATATTTTCTTGTATCAAATTTTGTTAGTTTTAGCATTTTCCAAACTATATCTGTTGTAGTTTTATTTACAACACTAGATTTTAAAAATGTTGTATATTCATAGCTTTCAATAACTTTCTTTATATTTAATGCTTTTTTGTTTAAAGCTTCATACTCTGTTATTTCAGTTCCTATTTGAATAGCTAATTTACCATTATTTAATATTGCTATTGTTTCTGCTTTAAATAGCTCATTTAATAAAGTTATAGAATACAGTTTTGGATCATCTACACCTTTTCTTTCCTTATCTGTATCTTCTACTGCAAATAATCTATATGTATCTGTAAATCCTATATATTTTCCAGATACTATTATTCCTTCCATATTTAGATTTTTAGCTATTTCTTTAAAATTTAATAAATCTTTTATATCTTCTTTATCAAAAGCTGAAACAATTTTATTTCTATTCAAAGATAAATATTCTCTTATATTCAACCTTTTTTCTCCTTTCTTATTTCTTCCAACTTAATTTTTAACTTAGCAACATTTAATCCTGTCTTAGTTAACTCAGGAACAGAACTAATTAATCTGCATTTATTTAATACTTTTAGTTCATTCCTAGTTACACAGATTAAGTTATCAGTATTTAAATTAGTTTTATCTCCATCTGCAAATATAATTACACTATTTTCTGGGATTGCTCCATGTTCTTGTTCATAAAGCCATCTGTGTTTTCTTACCCATTTGTTTAGTTTGTCTATTTTAATTAAGATATATCCATCTTTATCCACTCTTTCTGAGTAAAGTTCTCGTGTATGCCAAGGACTGAAACCTTTTTTAAAACCATTGGTAGGCTTCAAACCTGTTTTTATTCCTTTATTCCAGGGAGTGAACCCTTTTTTAAATCTAGTATCACTCAATTTAGCCCTCCAACATCTTAGGTAATTTATTATCAGCATTTAACATATCATCTTTAAATTTTGCTGCTCTTAAAGCTAAATCACCATTACTTATAATTACATTTGCTATCTTTATCATAGATTCACTTCTGGTTATTTCTTTTTCTAACTCTTCTGGAGTTATATCTTCTTTACTCAATTTATCCATTTGTTCAAATAGTTTTGCGTTCAAATCTAATAGATTATTACTCATTTTTTCCCTCCTATATTTTCAGTTTCTTCTGCTTCTTTTTTCTCTTTATAGAGTTTAATAGCCATTTCTTTTTTGCTATAATTTCTCATACCAAGTGTTTTTTCTCTGCTTCTTTTCTTATAAGCAGCATCTGCTTTACTTTTTTCTCTCCAATATTGCTTCTCACAAGCAGCAGAGCAATATTTAACTCTTTTATCTTTAACATCCATTACATAAACTCTTGTTCCACAGTAAGCGCAAACAAATTCTCTTGGACAGTCTATATTTTTATAAAATTGATTAACATTAATTCCCATTATTTTTCACCTTATCTTTTTTCAAATCTTCCAAAATAGCAGTCCAAATCTTATTATCGCAGCTTTTGAAATTTCTTAAACATACAAAGCTAGATTTTCTATGTATTTCTATTGTTTT